CTACTACACCAACAAACGTACTACAGATAGTACAAACCTATCAAAAAGCTGAATTAGCTTGGCTATTAAATAGCTTTGTCGGTATCAGCATGGCGAATAAAAAGTTTAAAGACTTTAACACAACCGCCCCAAGTAACTTAGGCGACACAGTAACATTTGATACCACCCCGCGTTTCATTAGCTACAATGGTCTTGTTATTACTCAACAACCATCTGTTCAACGCGTACAGTCATTGGTTTGCTCTCAAGCATCTAACGTAAGTGCTGGATATAGTAACCAACAGTTCGTCTTCAACGTTCGTGAATACATGGACCGTTTTGGTATGGCGGCTATGAAAGAATTAGGCTCCATTATTGAAGCTGACATTCTTAGAAACTTTGTTTCTGGTGTAACCATTAATGACCCACAGTCTGCTAACTTTGGCGTAAAACAATATAAATCCGGGCCTTTCCGGTTCTACGGCGATGGTATTACGCCTATCAATAGCTTCACTCAATTAGCGCAATCTGTAGCTAACTTCGAAGATTTTGGCGCAGCTACTCACAAAATGATGGGTATTTTGCCAGTTGCTAATATTCCTGCGATCGTAGGTAGCGGTTTAAATCAATTTGCAATGGACCGAAACAATGAATTAGCGCAAAGCTGGATGTTAGGACGCTTTGCTAACTCTGACTGGTATGAGTCTAACTTATTACCTGTTCACGTTTCTGGTGCTATTGCTGAAGCTGCTGCCCCTGCTAACGTATTAACTGTTGTTTCTACCAATGACCCAACAGGTCAAAACGTAATTAGCATTAAGTTCTCTACCGATGCTTCTGTAGGTAACAATGCTGATGCAATCAAAGCTGGTGACTTATTCCAGTTCAATGATGGCGTTGCGGGTAAACCAAATTTAAGATTCTTAACTTTTATTGGTCATCAACCTTCACAACAACCTGTTCAATTCCGTGCAATCGCTGATGCTGCTTCGGTAGGAAATGAAGTTACAGTACAATTGCAAACAATCAATGATGTTGGTTTAGTTTGGGCTGCTAATCAAAACCAAAACTTGAACAACGCAATTCAAGCTGGCATGAAAGTAACTCCAGTACCAAGCCATCGCGCAGGTATCTTGATGTCTGGCGATCAGTTCTACTTGGCTATGCCACGCTTACCAGATGAGTCTCCATTCACTACTGTAACCAGTGTCGACGAAGATTCGGGCGCGTCTATCAGACACTACTTCGGAAGTCAGTTTGGGCTTAATAATCGGGCCTATGTGAGAGATTGCATTTGGGGATCCACATTAGTGGCTGAGAACAGCATGAGATATGCTTTTCCTCTGTAATTTGATGTTATCATCTATTCTTGTTATAGTCATATGCTTGATTATAACAGGAGTAGAAGTAAGTGGGAACATTAATTTGTAAATGCGGTAAAGAAAAGGCATCAACGCAAAAAAAAATTTGTGATGATTGCCGTAAACAACGTAGAAAAGAAAAAAGTAGATTGGATGCCAAGAAGTATCGAGATAGGCACGGCCACTCCGGTAAAAGAGGGGTAAATTGCTATCGATGCGGAAATGTAAAAGAACACCCAGAAAGGGGTTATTGTTTGGCTTGTGAACGAGAAAGGTATAAAGAAAAAGAAAAACCTAATTGTACAACATGCGGAACAATTAAAGAAAACCCAAGAGATGCTTATTGTAATGCCTGCAAAAGAAACAAAGCTGCGCAAAAAAGTATCGAAGAGGGGAGAAGGTTTAAAAATACAGATGGCAGAAAAACAACTTGTTCTAAATGCGGATGCGAAAAAGAAGAGGGTTATTTATCGGAGTCTTATTGCAGAAAATGCAAGCTGGATGAAAGAAAAAGAAACAGGCCTTATCGAAATGCAGACCAAATTTACAAAGAAGCCGTTCGAAAACTTACTAATAGAAAAATTAGGCAAGGGGTTCTTATTAAACAACCTTGCGAAGTTTGCGGTACAGAAGAAAAAATAGAAGCTCATCATGATGACTACATGAAGCCGTTAGATGTAAGATGGTTATGTAGGTTTCATCACCAAGAGCATCACAGAACTGATGTACAAAGAGAGGATTAAAACATGGCTACATACAAATCTTACAATCAGGCTTTATTCCCCTATGCTTATGGCTTAGGATTAAGCAACAATGCAACAACACCTAATACAAAATTAGATGTTGCTGTAGGAAGTATTTTAAATTCAACAAAAGAATTTCAAATCAACTTAGATACAGCTGTTACAATCGACGCAACAGCAAATGGTTTAAATGGTTTAGATACAGGTTCTTTGGCAGCATCTACAATGTATTATGTGTTTGCGATTTCAGACCCTCAAGCATATAACACACCTGGATGTATGATTTCTGCATCTAGTACGCCTTTAATGCCTTATGGCTATAGCGCTTATGCATTAATTGGTTATGTTGCTACCGACAGCTCAAGCCATTTCTTAAAAGGGTATTGGACTGACGACAAATCATCTTTACGTACATTTATGTATGATGCACCTCAAGCAACTGCTATTACAGCAGGAAATGCTACAAGTTATACAGCAGTTGATTTAAGCGCTTTAGTTCCAGCAGTAAACAATACCCCTGTTTATGTTGATTCAGCGTTAACTCCAAGTGCTGCAAGTCAAACATTAAAAATGCAACCAGCTGCCGGAACAGGTGACATGGTCACTATTACCGGACAAGTTGCAGCTGTTATTGTTTCTAGCCAAGATTTGGTTATTGCAACATTAGCTTCTGGCTTGCCAAAAATTAACTACAAAGTTAGTGCTGGCGCTGCCGCTGCTGCAATTAATGTTGGTGGTTATCAGTTCGCAATCTAATGAATAGGAGACAGATATTATGGCTTATACAGCAAGAATGTTGATTACAAGAGCGTATTATCTGTCTCAAGTAGTTAGCAGGCAATTACAGACCGTCTCGGGCGAACAAATCGACGACGGTTTGTTTTTATTAAATTCTTTGTTAGAGTTTAAAGGAACAGATTTAAGAGAAATCCCATACTTTAAGCGCGACGAATTAACGTTGCAGGCTGGGGTTGGTGAGTATTTTATTGAAAACTTATTATACATCGATGCCCTAACGTACAACATCGGGACAGTGCGTTATCCTATGAGGCAATTAACCCGTAAAGAATTTTTTGATACTGGTCGAGTTGATAACATTCAATCCTTGCCATTTTCATATCGCCCTGAGCGCGAAAAAGGCGGTATGCGGATATACTTGTACTTTTTGCCACAAGGCGATTATATCTTAAAACTAAGCGGCAAGTTTGGATTAACCGCAGTTACGCTAGATACAGATTTAACGCTTCATTATGATAATTATTATATTGAATTTCTTCGTTATCAATTAGCGGAGTACATTTGCTCAGATTACGGCGCAACTTTTCCGGATGAATCTAAAGCACAACTGCGCTCTATGGAAGAAAAAATATTAGACGTAAGCCCACCGGATTTATCATTGAATAAAACGACTTTCTTTAGCGGAAGAAGCCCGTGGGACTGGCAGGCTATAAACCTTTCCAAGGGTTGGTTTCCATTTTAATCATTTTGTATTAATTATATACTATAAGAGAGTGTTATGCCCGCACCAAATGCAATACAACAAGTACAAGAAGTTCCAGTTAAAATGGTTGGGGGCTCCAACTTTGGCCGATACTCAAAAATTAGTATTGAGCAAACATGGAACATGATTGTTAGTGACGACGCATTGGTTCCTTATGCTGGCTACAAAGTTGCGCTCGTCGTGAACGAAACCAACAAAGGAAGAGGGATATATTCTTCTTTTAATGGCGAGATTATGATCGCCGTGATTGGGCGAAACGTTTATAAAATATCTACAAATCAGGTCACTGGAGAGTTGAGTAACGATGGGGTTGTTGGCATTCTGGAAACGCTTGAGAATGATGTCTACATTGCTGAAAACAACAATAAGCAAATTTGTATAACAGATGGCGTTTACGCTTATGTTTACAATTATGAAACTGGCGTATTTTATTCAAGTTCTCCTACGTTGCCGCCAGGTGCTCAAGCATTAACTTTTACTTTTCCTAATCCTGGGTTCGTGTCGTTTCAAAATGGTCGATTAATTATAGCGAGCCAAACTACCCAATATTGGATTTTATCTGGCGTTAACGACGCTTTAGATTGGCCACAATACAATCCAATTACCAAAGCATCCCAAGTCGGGACAATACAAACAAAACCGACTACCGCTGTTGCAGCAATCCCTGTTCCTGGCGGAGGGAATAACATTATTGTGCTGGGCACGAACTGTGGAGAATCTTGGCAAGACGTTGGAAGCTCGATATTTCCATATCAGCGTGGCGTGACATTTAACATTGACTATGGGTGCTTAAATCCATCAAGCATTTCCAAGTTGGACAATTTTATCGTCTGGCTTGGCTACAATGAAGCTTCTGGACCTGTAATCATGACTGCCACTGGAAGTGCAATTAAAAGAATTTCAACAGATGGTATCGATTATGTTTTATCCAATTTAACAAATCCATCAAATTGTACTGGATTTTTATTTAGACAAGACGGACATATTATATACCAGTTCACATTCCCAGATGACAATATTAGTTATATCTATGACTTTAACACTGGGTTGTTTTTTAATGTCAGCAATGAAAAACTAGATTATCACATTGCAAGACAGGTGGTTTTTTACAACAACGAATATTATTTTGTATCTATTACAGGCGGAAATATTTATAGATTTGGCACTCAATATACAGATGCGATTTATAATAGCGCTAATGGATTTGTGCAAAAAGAAATTCCAAGAATTCGAATTACCCCGCCAGTAAGATTGCCATCACAAAGGTATTTTATTGGGAAGTCAGTTGGCTTTACCATTGAAAATGGACAACCAAATATTAAAACTTTGATTCCAGCAAATTATGGCGATCTAAACGAAGTGCTTGCAACTGAAGAGTATGTTGTCATAACGACAGAAACAGGGATTGCAATCGGTTTAGAAGCAACTGCCGCACAAACAAATTATGTAGTAAATTATTCAGAAGCGGTGGATTTATCAATATCCATAGATGGCGGCGAAACTTTTGGCAACAGCTGGCGTTTAAACATGAATCCAACTGGAAAGCGTAGGTCTAGATTTATTTGGCAAAGGCTGGGCATTATTAATGATGTAACTTTCCAATTTAGATTTAGCGGATTCGGAAGATTTGTCGTATTTGATGGTTTGCTCGAAATCTATACATAGAAGCCATAACCTAAACATGTTTCCAGCTTTTATAATGTTTTATATTATTAATAGCCATTGGAGAGACATTGTATTTTTTTGCTAAACCATAACCGCTAGCACCTAATGCTAGTTGTCTTCTAATATTAATTACGATTTTTTCGTTTAATTTGGCCATATTGTGATTGGAACCATTCTGATTCCTGTTGCGTTTTTTTTCGCTTCTATCTTGAGCGTTATCTAAAGAAGTCCCCAAAAATAAATGCTCAGGATTAACACAGCTAGGATTGTCGCAATGATGGCATACCCAAAAACCATCAGGAATGTCATAAAAAAATATTTCCCACGAAACTCTGTGCGCTAATAAATCTTTATAGTTAGAGCGCAATCGCCCATAACCTTGTTTATTTTTGTGCCCTTCCCATATCCAACAATTATTAGGATGATTATTTTTTGAAATTTTTAAAAAGAATTTTTCTATAAATGATGTTTTTTGAAAAAAAGTTTTTTTTAAATTTTTATTTATTTTTGAAGCGCAAGATATTGAACAATACTTCTTTCCTCTTGCTACTTCAGACGGATAACTTTTAAAAGATTGATTGCAATTTTTACATAAAATAATTATAGCCATAAGCACCTCTCAAGTGTTCTCAAAAAATAAACAAACCAGGCAAGTGAGAAGCTTGCTTTTCATGTTGCAATCACTAGGTTTGCTTATCTCTGATAATACGATTATGATACAATTAGTGCAAATTAATTTTTAGGATTTAATACTCATGACGCTTCCGGCCGATGTTCAGGTTGTTAGAATTACAAATTTGCCTATGGGGCATATTGTTGAACAAGATGGTATGCCAACGG